GTCTATTTCTCTTTCTAAAACAACTGTCTATTTCTCTTTATGCTTCTATCGGGCGGGGCGCGGGGCTCGGCGCAGCCGAGGGGCGCACTTCTTATGTCGGCGCAGCCGACACCTTTACCTGCTCGGCGCAGCCGAGGGGCGCACTTCTTATGTCGGCGCAGCCGACACCTTTACCTGCCCTGCCACGCAGGGCAGCGCGATGTGGAACAAAAAAGAGAGTCCTGTAGGACTCTCTTTTATAGGGTTAGATTAACTTCGCTCGCTTAGGTATATCCTTTTTCTTCAAGGACTTAATCCTGGATGCGATTACTTCTTCGTAGATAATCTTGGCGGAGATTGGTTTCTTCGCCAACTGCGAGGTCTTTGGTAGCATCGTAATTACTGCGAGTTCGATATCATCGGAGAAAGCTTTCGCTTCCTCGACATCCTGCCAGGTTACGCTTCTAAGATCCTTGTCTTTGTCTTGCCAAACGACTTGACTGATTCTATCGTTAATTAACCTGCGGACTAACTCGTTAGTGATTAGTACTGCTTGCTCGTTATTCAAACTTATAGACTTCTTCATAATATCACTCCTGTTGCGTTAAATAAAAATGAGCGAGTGCTCAACTGAAGGGGTACTCGCTCATTTTTATTTAACGCAACAGGAGTGAAGAAGTCTATAAGTTTGAATAACGAGCTTAGCAGTACTTCACTAACGAGTTAGTTCATAGGTTAATTAACGATAGGATTAGTCAAGTCGTTTGGCAAGACAAAGACAAAGATGAGGATCTTAGAAGCGTAACCTGGTAGGATGTTGAGGAAGCGAAAGTTTCTCCGATGGTATCGGACGAAGTTAGTGATTACGATGCTACCAAAGACCTCGCAGTTGGTGGAGAAACCAATCTCGATCAAGATTATCTACGAAGAAGTGATCACATCTAGGATTAAGTCCTTGAAGAAAAAGGGTATACCTAAGCGAGCGGAGTTGATCTAACCCTATAAAAGAGAGACCTACAGGTCTCTCTTTTTTGTGGAACATCCCTCTCCGTTATCGGAGCTTGTTCGACAACTTGTTGTCGAATCACACTCTGTACTAGGGATGCCGACCCAGGCACCCCCTAGTACGGAGTGGGACTCCGTATAGCGGGGAGTAGATGGTAATACAGCTGTAAATCTACCAGAAATTTTTGCAAAAAATTTTATATGAAATTTTACATTCTTGTAAAATTGAGGTATAGTGTCCACATGGCTTTAATAGAACACAAAGTATCCAGCCCCCAACTTGATGCCTACCAGCGTTACATAAACTACGGACTATCCCACGACCAATCTTTAAAAGCGGTCGGGACAGCCGAGCCACTAAGCACACCATCTATACCAACCCCCGTCGAACAAGAATTTAAGATTACAAGAAATCAATTGAATCTTTTACTTTTGGAAGCGCATAAGAAGTCTGCGAACTCCACGGAGGAGGTTGCAGCGATACGCGAACTCGGAAAGATAAACGGGTTGTATGAGAAGGAGGCACCGGTTATTAATATTAATATCCATCAGGATATGAAGAAGCTGGAGGTGATGAGCGACGCAGATTTATTAACTTTAGCAGGGCAAGACACGGAGTTACTCACCAACGAACCACTGGATTACGAAGAGATAGAGGAGGGGGAGTATGAGGAGGTGAGTGATGGGTAGGATAATGGAGTTAAGGGATGAGTAACGAAGCTGAGGCATCAACGGAACAAGGGATGCTTAGATCAATGTCGCAAAGCGGCGTTAAGAGTAATAAGGCGGAGGTTAAGGAGTATCTGCGTAACAACGACATGCACGCTGACGCACTTAGTAAATCACAAGACCGCCTCGCCTCTTATCGACTAGATGAGGAAGATGGTTATGCTACCTCACTCGGTCCGATAGATGCGGGGATTGCTTTTACACCAGGGGCGGCCCCGTTTTATACAGGAGTAGCATCGGCGGGGGCAGGGCTCGTAGGTCTTCTTGAGAATGTCCCACAGTTGGCGCACGGCGTTGGTTATGATATGAGGAACCAGTTTCTCAATCCCGGCGAGTTCCCTGCTACAGCGCAGGCGTGGGGTGAGACAACTGAGGATTTAGAGAAGTGGGAACAGCGGCTTGGCACTAAGCGGTTTGACTACGAAGACACACCGGGTAATAGGTTGATGAGGGTAACAGGGGAGTTGGCTTGGCCAGTGTCAGCTAAAGGTGCGAAGGTAGTAGGGGAGACACTACGCTCTCCGATGGGGAAGATGGGGAAGTCGTTTGATGAAATTGGACGTACTGCGTCACCTGAGTTTAACCAATCTCGCAGGGACGTAATGCGTAACACGGCAGTGGGTGGGGTGACTGTTGGTTTACCAGTCGGCGTGCATTTAATGGGTAACGCAGCATCTAAAGCCAGAATAGCTAAGAACCCTGCCGGTCATGCCAATAGGGCCCTGAGTGATATTAATGAAATAGAAGGGGTAAGTAAGTGGAGTGACTCAGTTGTTAAAGATATCTATGGAGGTGATCCACTTTCGAGACCTGAGTATTCTAGGGTTTTTAGGGAGAAAGGGGCGCACGGAAATTATAACGAACACTACACTTCGCCGATTAGTGATAAGGCAGCCCAGCGCCTAGCTAGGTTTGATAAAGAGTATGATATTAACCAAGCGGCGCGCGCCGCATTAGGGGAGGAGAAATACCTAGACTATAAAAAGTTAGAAAACTCACAGCACTTACCTTATGAGGAGGAGGTGAGGGTAAACGCTCAGTTGGTTAGTAAGTATGGTGAGGATGAGGTGACGGAGATGATGAATCCCAATAGTTTTATACGGAGTCGGCATTTCAGGGAGGCTAATCGCTTCACCCCTAAAAATAAAGCGCGGATAGATGCCATTAAGGAACAGCAGGCGAGAGGTAGTGATGATTATAGCGAGTTGAATGCCACGCGGTATGAGTCAGATGGTGGTGTGAGCCCTGAGACTAAAGAGGCATTTGCCAATATCGCAAAAGCGGACCGTAGCTTACAGAAGGAGATGGATGAGATCTTACGCACCGACCCCATCCGTAACGCATACAACGCCAAGCGTAAAGCTGCTTTCTTAGAACAACGTGGAAATGAGGTTTTTAATAAGGCAGAGGTTGATGTATTGGAGCGCCACGCACTCGCTCAAAAACAAGTGACGGAGGCTAGTGACGAGCTTAAAGGTATACAGGTGAATCGATGGGTGTGGTGGCGCAAGCAAGCTGATGGTGAGTATTATGCTCAAGAGAGGTTAGACGAAGCAAACGCCTTGTTGGACGGGGTTAATAAGAAACTTGATATGCTTAAGGAACTAAAAACCAAACGCATAACCGCCTACACTCCTGATGACCTCGTGGCAGCTGATAATGCGCTGAGTGAGTCAAAACTTGCAGTGAGTATTGCTAAGAAGAAGTTGGATGTTTTAAAAACCCAACAGAGTCGAAGTGCCCTCTCAATGGAAGGAAGTGGGAAGTTTGATGCCCAAATAGAGGAAGCCACAAGGTCTTTCAACAGTACAAAAACAATTGCTAAGAAAGTAAGCGCCAAGCATAAGTTGATACAAGGTAATAGTGTTGCAGCAGGTGAAGCCGCTTACACCACTCCTTCATCTGTTCACGAACGGTTATTCGGTAAATGAGCGAAGAAACCGAGAAGGTCGTAACACCTGCTGAACTAGCGAAGCGGGAGCTTGCTAGTCGCGCGCTCTCAAGGCGTAGGCTCTTACCTTTTGTGATGCGGAATGTAGCAGAGTATGAAGCAGGGTGGGTACATAAGGAGATTTGTGAGAAGTTAGAGAAGTACGAGCGTGATGTCGTAGCGAAGAAGAGCCCTCGGTTGATGTTGTTCATGCCTCCACGAAGCGGGAAGAGTGAGTTGGTGTCTACGCAGTTCCCCGCTTGGTTCTTAGGGCGTAACTCTACACAGGAGTTGATAAGCTGTTCATACTCAGCATCACTAGCATTAAGTTTCTCACGTAAGGTGCGGCAAATATTAAGGGAGCCTAATTATCAGAGCGTATTCGCTAAGACCGAGCTGTCTAAGGATTCCCAGTCTACAGAGAACTGGCTAACCACACGAGGCGGAGGTTACTTAGCTGTTGGTGTGGGGGGTCCCGCCACGGGTAAAGGTGCGAATTGTCTCATACTGGACGATTTGATTAAGAACAGGGTCGATGCGGAAAGTGCGACAGATCGTAATAAGGTGTGGGATTGGTACACATCAACGGCATATACGCGACTTGCGCCGGGGGGCGGGGTGTTATTGATCTTAACTCGTTGGCATGTTGATGATATCGCAGGGCGACTATTGGCGGCAATGAAAGATGGCGGGGATCAGTGGGATATTGTATCCTACCCTGCTATTGCAGTGCACGACGAACCTCACCGGTTAGAGGGCGAAGCACTTCACCCTGCGCGCTATGATGTCGAAGCGTTTAGTAAAATTAAAAAAGCTATTGGACCTAGAGACTGGGGCGCGTTGTATCAACAGAACCCAGTAGCTCAAGAGGGTGCAATACTACAGCGACAGTATTGGAACCGATGGAACTCGGATTATCCTCCTGAG